GACTCTGAACCGTGAATCATTCCTAGTTCGTTGCAAATTACTGCGCTGTAAAGAGCCGCATTTGGGTGAACGTCTTTTCCAACTTCTTTCATCCAGCCATGAAGCTGATTGATGCGGTCGTTCGCCTTCTTGAAGTCCACCTCAATAATCTCGCGCACCCGACTCCATGCTGGGTCGATGCTGTCCTTGAAGAACGAGTTCCCGAAACCGGGAATCTTCATGCCAGACAATATGGCCGACTTCAAAGATCGCTCGTCGAATTTCTCGTAAACGAATCGAGCAGGACCAATCGGACCATGAGCATCGCCAAGCGTGAGGATAGCGGAAGCGATTGCGTTGGTTAGTTGCGCGCTACCAAAGAAAGCGTTTACCGCAGCGCCAGAACTAGCGTTCTGATTGTTCCTAGCCGCCATGTCATGCGCGTCAAAGACAGCCTGAAGCAACTCCAGTTTCTCAGGAGTCACCTCTTCCAGCGCAAAGTCGATGTTGAGTTTTAGAACCATTGGGAGAATCCACCGCCGTTTAGTCCGACACCGACCATACGGATCGTAGCAACTGCGTCGCCTAGGTACTGCATGGTCTGCTCTTGCACAGCCTGAACAGCCTTTGCTTCGTAGGCCACTGCTTCCTGAATCAAATCGTTCTCCTCCTTGCGAATCGCCATGACCATCAGCTTGATGGCATCGGGACTCGGCGGAATGAGGTAGTCATTGACGCTCGTCGCGTTGATATGGCGCATCTTCGCCATGACCGTCACCGGCTTATCCTCGTCGTTGTTACAACGATCCGTCAGGTAACTGCGGCGGTACTGCGGCAAAGTTTCATCAGGGTCGTAAACTGCCAGATCAAGCTCCAGCAATGTCGTCGCATTGTACTCGTACAACCGGCTCGACGTGTTGGTTGCCTGACGAATGACGCCGGTCAGCGATATGAACTTCTTGGTCGATTGAACGTACGGCAACGCGAGGGTCAGCTTCTCACCGTCGATCCATACGCCACCAGACAGTGTGCGAATCCATTGCCCGTTTTGATCGACACCTTGCAGGGTAATGGTCTTGCCGACATCAGAAGCGTCACCGGGATAGACTCGGATGAAGCTATTCGTCTCGCCGGACATGTCGCGGTAAGAAACGACGGTGCCACGATCCACAAGCTGCTTGCCGACGCACCCGCCATTGTTCTCGCCGAGCAGTCCGTATCCGCTTTCTTGAAACTCAAACCATTGATTGCGAACCGTTCCGACGCCGCAGCAATCAGCCACAGACTCGATGGTTTCGATATGACGCGGCCAAGTGATGCACCCTCCGACCGTATGGATGGTGAAGCGTCCGTACGCGCCTGCCCACAACCCCTTGTGCAGAAGCCGTCGGCACGCCTGATTGATGTAGTCGTAAACGCGAGGGTCATCGACGCAGACGCCGACTACACGGGCGATTGTCGAGCGAATGTCCTGAACGATTAGCTTCATTTGGTGTAATAGACTCGGATGGTTCGCTTGATGAAGTAAACGCCGTAGAACGGAGGAAGGTTGTTGTGGCCGACAGCGTTCTGGGTATCGTTGCCGGTCTTGTCGGCAGTGGTAGTTCCGATATCACCAGTCGTAATGTTCGGTCCACTTCCTCCACCACCGCTTCCAGCAGCACCTTGAAGGATCTGTGTGGGGTACGAACCAAGTCCGCTCCACGACTTGTTGACGAGATAGTAATCGTCGTTTGCCGGAGCAATCAACTGAGCAACACCGTGCGTGTGTTCGTTGAACGGAGTCTCTGGAACCGTCAGCGTGTGCTTGTCCTCGCCAACGATTGATGTCGATGTCGCCTTTCCCTGAACAACAACCGCACCGCTCGCAACAAACGCTCCAACACCAACCGGAAAGCGAGCTTCAAACTCAGTGTCAACTTCCCACATCGGGCCAGTTGTACTTGTCGCCGTAGCCGTTCCATCGCCGCCGTCGTACGAAAGAAGATCCGTGGTCGTTCCGACATAGATGCGACGCTCGTATGCTGCCGTAACTGGGTTTTTGCGAAGCCAGAATCCTTGATCGTAAATCCACCACTGACCATTTTCATCAAGCCACGGGTAAATCCGGTTGTTAATTGCCGGATACGTCGGTCCAAAATTAAAGAACGAGTTTCCAATCGTGCTGTTGAACGTAGCCTGAGTGCCTCCGATGATATCGTTGGCCAACTTCTGGTAAGAGGCAGGGCAATAATTTGCCGGAAGGCTTGGAGCTGTAAGCGTGATGAGGGTTAGGTTTGGCATACTATTCCGATGTGTAGAGGAACGGGTTTACGTCGCAACCTTCAAGAGTTTTGCATCCTTCGAACACGAGGCACTCTCCGACCGCAGGTTCCTGAACGTCGTAAGCGTGAACTCGAATGCTCTTGATGCGACAATATCCAGTAATCGTAAGGCTCATCTGAACCTCGTACATGTTTCTTGTCGGTGTGCTGATGCTCGAATTGCACGGGATATCCGAAGGAGTCGGCAAGCGCATCTTCGGCCTGTACTGAGGCTGAAAGTTGGTTATCGGACAAACAGGCTGACACTGCAATGTTGCCGCGCATTCAGTCCAATCTGCCCACTCAATCCAACCGGGATACTGGTCTGGGCGATACTCGATGTTGAACGAAACATCTCCGTCCAGCGAGTCGATGAAAATGTCGCCTGAATCAAGCCGCTTCAATCCAAACGGAAGTTCGAAATTGTAAGCGCGGGTTTGAACCAGCCACTGGATTTCTTTCTTACCGTCAGCAAGATTGTTGTCAAACTTCTCAGCCTTGCTTATTTCCCAAATCTGAATGGTTCCATCAAGCCCACGGGCTATCGAGAAGCATCTGTCTCCATAAGCATTCTCGGTTTTGAGAACCTGCAACACGTCAAGCCCCGTCCAGATTCCAGCCCATGCAGGAGGAAACTTTTTCCGCAGCGACGTAATCAGATCAAAATCAAGAACGACCAACGACTTGTGGACGACGCCCTCGGCATTGTACCGAGGCTGAGACGTCATCAGTAGTCGATTGTCGAACACGACAGCAGAACTGGCCCACAGCAGATCGGTCTGATCATTATCGATGATGTTCAGAACCTCGTTGCTGATCGGGGTATTTCCCCAATCGTTGAACGAACGTCTGGCGATAATGAACGAGCGAACACCATCGACTGCACGATAGAAAACATCACCGTTGACCGTGATGGCTGAACGCGCACCCAACGCTCCACTGGTCAGCAAGCTAATGGCTTGAATCGGATAGTTCAGATTCTTCCAGACATCACGATCAACCGGAGCGTTTATGCTGAAAACGTATCGTGGCGTGAAGATGAGAAGCGGTCCTTGCCCCAGCGACGTATCTGGATTGCCGGGGACGGCCATTGCTGTGATGCCTCCTGAATCCGACGGAACCGCAAAGTCACCGCCTTCATTGAGGAAGGTGTTCTCGGTTTCCTTGAGAACGCTGGCTCGCGTACCGTCTCCATAAACGATGTCGGTTGCTCGGAATGAGAATCCATTTGCAAGAGCGTACCAGATACGTCCATTGACGTAGGCCATTACTCTACCGCACTTGATTTCATCGATGGTTGCGCGACGCAGGTTTGATCCGTTGAAGATCAGCGGTGCGCTCTGTCCATCCTGAATGACGACGAAGTTCTCGGCTTGAACCATCCATCCGTCGAGTATGTTCGATGGATTCTCAAGATCGGGCGTAGCCGAAAGGTTCTGAACGCTGTTCTGAAGGCAGTCGTAAAGCCACACTTTACCACTGATCAACATCAGGATGAACGTCGCCCCATTGTCCCCGATGTACGGAAGCGCACACTGGAACACGCCGGTCAGTCCGCTTGAGCTGTAGCATTCTTCTGAGTATCCATCAGCCGTGACGTTCGTTTGATCCGCAGTGACGAGCGTGTTATCGGCGGTAATCGAAAGGCACGTTTCGTAATCCTTTTGGATGAAACCCGGTCGAGGAGAAGCAAAGCTTTGCCGGAAGCTGGCATTCACCGCAAACGCCACCTGATTCTTGTCCACTTCAGACGGCATCACACCTGAGTCAACGCCACCCTCAAAGGTGACAGACCCATCCGTGTACCTCCGTGGTGCGCGTTCGCTCATGGTTTAAGCCTGAATCCGCTGAACGGAGAATGAAGAGCCGCTGTCAACAATCAGCGTCTGCGTAGTTCCAACAATTATTTCATAATAATCGGTAATCGCAGATGCTTGATCAATATACATCAAACTAATCGGATGATATCCACTGCTGGTGACACTAAAAGACTTTGACGACAATACGTTTGAACCAAGTTTTCTAATGTAAATAGTAACGCTTGCAGTAGAAGTATCTGCTACAAGGTTGAAATATGCGTCAATCCTGTAGTATCCGGTGTATGGAACCGTAAATCGACCGCTCGATGCTGTAAATCCTGATGCGCTATCAAGACTGACGTAGGATGCGGACCCGTAAGTCGTTGTGCTGTACGGATTGCTGCCAGCCGTAGGACCAACAATATTCGGAGCGGATGCTCCGGTTCCAGTCACCCTCCGCGTAAACGTGACGTAACTGAACGCTGCCGCAGCCCCCGTGGCGGCGATAGCAATCGTTCCTGCACCCGGAGTAATCGTGATGTTCGACCCTGCGGTAAGGCTAGCCAACGTGTAACCAGTTCCATTGCCAATCAGAAGTTGGCCATTGGTAGGTACGGTTGCTACGTTTGTTCCACCATTGGCAACCGGCAATACTCCGCTGATGTCGCCCACAGGAACCGTTGCTGTAGTCGAAAGAAAACCTGATCCGGCTGACCCTTGAGTCTTAAGATAACCGGATGAAAACGAATTGAGGGCCGTTGCGCTTGCGAGTGCTGCGTCAGGAACTCGAAGAATGTACGTTCCGGCAGATGGCGCGCCGCCTGCAACGCCAGCAGCCCCTGTGGCACCAATCGCACCCGACAGCGTGATAAGCGAGCCAAGTGGAATTACCGTCGTAGGAATCGCATTTGGGACTCCGAGAACACCTGCAAGCGGGTTTTGAAGGGTTACCAGCAAGCCGTCTACCGATGTAACCTGCAAGTAGCCACATCCCTGAACCGATACAAAAAATTGTCCAGCAACCGACTCTGGAAGAAACGAAGTGTTCGCAACCGCAACGACAACCGATGCTCCAAACGTCGGAACTACAAACGACGCGGTCGTATACGAGAACGCATTTTCTCCGTTCGCGCCGTTTGTTCCGTTAGTACCCGCAGCACCCTGTGGTCCGGGGACGTTCACGACAACCGGAACGGTATCGCAAGGCTGGCAACAGCCGGTTGAAGAAACAAGTTGCGACGGCATATTTTTCCTTTGCCAGACCGTCAAGTCCAGCGAGAACTAATGCAAGGCCAAACTATGCCAGAGCAAGTGTCAGAGCATCCATTGATCGACCACAAGTACGGGATTCGTTCGCCCGTCAAGATTCCAGACCTAGAACTGGAACTCTACGCATTCCGAAATCGGCTCCAACCGAATGAGGGCGGACTGGGTACTTTCGATCATTTTCGTAACGCCACGAAAATGTTATGGCCGAAGATGAGCTGGAACCCGTGGCTCGAAGCACAAGTCGAAGGTCTTTGCGAACACGACTACGTCGGATGGGCCGGTTGCGGTGCGAGCGGAAAGACTTTCGGCGCGACGCTCTTTGCGACTGTTTGGTGGCTGGCAAACCCTTCCAAGACAACCGTTGTTCTCACGTCTACAACGGCAAAGATGATCCGAAAGCGTATGTGGGCCAATCTTCAGGATCTTGTTCGGAAATCACGCGGATTCCCCGGAAACATGGTCGATTCGAAGATGAGTCTTCAAGCCATCAAAGGCGACGACCGACACTCCATTTCTGCTATCGCCGTCGCCGAGGGCAACACATCGAAGGCTGTAGCCAACATTCAGGGCATCCACGCCGAGCGTGTGATGGTTATTATCGATGAAGCTACGGATACGCCTGAAGCGGCTTTCGAAGCGTGTACGAACCTTTCTAAGGGTTGCCGCGAGTTCAAGATGTTGGTCATCGGAAACCCTGCCTCAAAGTTTGATCCGCATGGACGCTTCTGCACACCGGCAAAAGGCTGGCGCAGCGTAACGATTGAAGACCAGCATTGGCTAACAGAACGCGGGATGTGCCGACGCTTTGACGGCATGAAGTCGCCGAACATAAGCGAAGGTCGAACGAAGTATCCGTACCTCATTACTCAGGATCAGGTCTTGTCGGCTATGCGACATGAGGGCGAGCAAAGCCCTACGTTTTGGAAGTACACACGCGGATTCTGGTCGCCGGACGGCATGGTCAAGACGGTCTTGTCCGAATCGCTGATTGAGACGCACACACCTACAAAAAGTTTGGTGTTTACGACCAATGTCCAAATCGTTGCCGGTCTTGATCCGGGCTTTGGCGGCGACAGATGTATCCTTCGCTTTGCCAAAGTTGGCACCGCAAACGACAAGGTCAGCATACTTTTTCAGGACATCATCCACATATCCGTCAACGCTCAGCTAACGGAGCCGGTGCATTACCAGATAGCCAATCGGGTTAAAGAAGAATGCAACAAGCGCGGCGTTCCACCGGACAAGTTTGGTCTGGATTCAAGCGGTGAAGGCGGTGGGTTGGCCGACATCTTGACCCGCGAATGGGGTGTAATTCATCGCGTTGAGTTCGGTGGCTCGCCATCAACGATTCCTGTCAGCGACGAGGACAGTAGGCCATGCAATGAGGCTTACGATAGAAAGGTAACGGAACTCTGGTTCTCGATGCGTAAATGGGCCGTTGAGGAGCGTTTAGGAGGCATGGACATCGAGACGTTGCAGGAGTTCTGCGCCCGTATGTTCGATGATTCCAAGCGGAAGATATCGGTCGAATCCAAGACCGTGATGAAGCAACGGACCGGAAAATCGCCTGATTTGGCCGATGCTGCTGTAGTCTTGCTTGATCTAGTCCGCAAAACTGCTGTTTTAGAGCCGCGCTTCACGAAGATGGATAAGGTCTGGGAAAAGCTAGTGAAGGACGCAGATTCAATTTACTACGACGAAACGATTGAAGCATGAGCAAAACCACTGGTTACAAAGTTCTGAATGAACACATGGTCATCCCCGGCGGATGGCATTACCGCATTCCCGAGACTGGGATTGAAGTACCCGGAGGATCATGGGCGCAGCTCCATGAGTTTGTTCGCAATCACTACACGGCGAACGCCATTAAAATTCCGAGCAACCTTGACGATTTAATCACCGAATATGCGTGTCGTAACGGTGCCGATTGCTCTTACAACGAAGTTAATGTTCCCAAGCCAGAAGGACGTAAATCGCTTCAGATCGGAGACGTCATTCGGTTCAGCATGAGTCTTCTCCACGGACTTACGGTTGGCGGCGGTAAGGTGGATCAGGCGGAAGCGAATAGACGCGCAAGCATCTGCTCGACCTGCGTTTACAATCGAAAACCACTCGGATGCACAGGATGCAACGCCCGTGTGCTAAAGGATGCTGTCAAAACTTTCTCTCAACACGGCAGCACTCCGGTAGACGAAAGCCTGCAAAGCTGCGAGTTTTGCGGTTGCTTTATCAGAAGCATGGTTTGGTTTCCCATTGAAACCCTTCATAAATTCTCGGACGCTACAGAGAACGAAAACCTTCCGGCTCACTGCTGGAAAAAACGACCATGTACGGAAACCTAGCCCAACTGCCGCTTGAAACTATCAACGAAGACGGCAAAGCGCCTGAAACGCGCATAGCCGACGCGGCATCCGCTCGCGAAATCTTTCAGAAGCTTATCATGGCTGATGAGCTGCGTAATAGTACGCGAGCCAAGCTGCGCGGTCTGGTCGATGGAAATCCTCCGTACAATCCAGCAGAACTGCGCCGCAACAACCAAGCGTTCCGCACCAACGTCAACTTCCGTGAGTCGGAAGCGTTCCTCACGCTGGCAATGTCAGCCTTCTACGACGTGTTCGCCGAGGTTCCGACCTACACAAACATTCGTACCGCGTACGGTAATGACATGGATAAGCGGGAGGAATGGTCGAAGATCATCACCGAGGAGTTTGATCGGCTCCAGAAGCTCGACAAGGACTTCGATTACATCATGCAGCTCTCGCAGCGTGAGATGGTCCTCATTGGCGATGGTCCGCTGATCTTCGAGGACAATACCAACTGGCGCTGCAAAGCCATCATGGCGACGGATCTGCTTGTCCCAGACGGCACCAAGTCAAACGTAAGCGACTGGAAGGTGGCCTGCGTCCGCACGCGCATGGGCGTGGATGATCTGTTCGAGAAGATCCAAGACGAAAAGGCGGCAAAAGCTTCCGGTTGGGATGTTGATTATGTCCGCCAGCGCATTCGTGCGGCGATGCCCGAGCCGTATCGCTCCGGTGTGCAGTACGACTGGGAGTTCTTCCAGAAGCAGCTTCGCTCAAACGACATCACGTTTTCCGCTCGTTCCGAGGTCGTGTTGATGTGCCACGTTTTCTACAAGGAATTCGATGGTCAGATCAGCCATGTAATCATCGACGAACGCGACAGCGAGAGCTTCATGTATCGCAAGCTTCGCCGGTTCAGCCGATGGGAGCAGGTCATTCATCCGATGTACTACGACCGTGGCGACGGCGAACATCACGGTGTAAAGGGCTTGGGCATCAAGATGCTTCAGCCGATGGAGCTAAAGAATCGTCTTCGCTGCTCAATGGTAGATAGCGCGTTTGCGAGGACTCAGATTCTATTCCGACCCCTGAACGCCAATGCGCTGAGCAAGACAAGCGTCGTACAGCAAGGACCGTATGCCATTCTTCCGCCAGATTACGAAGTCGTTCAGCAGAATATTGCTGGAGTTCTGGATGCTCCAATGGCGGTCAATGCGGACCTTGAAAATGTTCTTCAAGGCAATCTCTCTCAGTATCGCCAATCGCTCAACAAGCCGCAGGGCAACCCCCGTACAGCGACGGAAGTCCAAGCAATCGTCTCGCAGCAGTCCGCCATCGGTAAGACGCAGTTGAGCCGGTATTACACTCAGCTCGATTCCTTCTTTGAGGAACGGTACAACCGCGCTTCGAATCCTAATCTGAACCCGATTACGAAGTCCGATAAGGACGCCATCGAGTTCCAGCGCCGATGCAAAGAACGTGGCGTTCCCGTGCAGGCGATGATCGACATCGACTACGTTGAGGCGACTAGGACTGTGGGCCAAGGTTCACAGTTCGCTAAGCAACAACTCCTCGGTTCGCTTCTACAGTTGTCCGGTTCGCTTCCAGAGGGCGGCAAAATTAACCTGCTCAAGGACTATATTGCCGCACAGGTTGGCCAACAGATGGTGGATCGTTATCTGCCCTCTCAGCTCCAGTCGTCTCGTACGCAGGATCAAGCCGCTCTGGCCGTTCTCGAACACGCCTCGCTGCGTCAGGGCAATATGCCGCTCGTCACCGATACGCAGAATCAGATCATCCACATCGAGACTCACCTTGGCGCGGCGAATGAAGCGGCGTCATCGCTTCAAGGTGGCGGAAACCCAGAGGAAATCATGCTCTTCATGCAGGGTATTGGTCAGCATGTTCAGCAGCACATCCAGAGGCTCGCAACCGATCCGTCGCGCAAGCAGCAGGTCGATGCGTACGTCCAGCAGCTCGGAATGCTCGGGCAGACCGTTGAGCAGCTTGGTCAGATGCTCCAAGAGCAGCAGCAAGCGATGGCTCAGCAGCAGCAAGCTCAGGCAATTCAGCAAGGCTCCGATCCTCGTACTGCTGTGATGAACGCGGAGGTTCAGGCGAAAATCGCTCGCCAGAACGCCGAGACTATGGCCAACATCCAGCGTCAGAACACGAAGGCGATGGCAGATTTGTCGCGCCGGAATGCGAAGACAACCGCTGATATTCAACGTGCGAATGCAACTGCGGAATCCAACTTGTCGCGTCAGGGATAAAATATGGAAAACGAACAAAATGTCGCTCAATTCATCGCCGATCAGTTCCCTAAAATGGGAGGATGGTGCGATCCGAAAAAGGGGCTTGAAATTGCCAAGCTTGTCCTCGAATCAAAGCCTCAAAGGATTGCTGAAGTAGGCGTTTTTGAAGGCAAGTCAACGCTTGCTCTGGCCTACGCATGCAAGCTCAACGGAAGCGGAACCGTTTACGCCATCGACTCTTGGAAGAAAGAGGACTGTATCGATGACGAGTCTACTGCGAATCAAGAGTGGTGGGCTACGCTTGATCTGGACAGGCACTACGAGGCTTTTGTTGGACACACAGTTCGCGCTGGAGTCGTGAAGAACATTCAGTTCTGCCGTATGTCTTCGTGGGACGCTTCACGATTTCTGCCGGAAATGGACATGGTTCACATCGATGCCAATCACGCCGAATGGCCGTCTACGAGCGATGTCGTTAACTGGCTCCCAAAGCTAAAGGTTGGCGGATATCTCGTCATGGACGATGTGAACTGGGATTCAACTCAGACAGCCCTCAAGTTCGTCCTCAAGCGTTGCGAATTTATTTCGCGATTTGACCTTAACGAGAGCGTATTTGCCATCTATCGAAAGTTAAAGTAACCCCGTGGAAACGGTCGTTATCACAGTGCGAGGTTCTTCTCGCATCCCGCGCTTAAAAGAAAACCTTGAATCCGCTGGAATCAATAGCTATCGGATTTTCTATGGTCTTGATGGGAAGAAGTCTGGGCTAAAGGCCAGCATTCCGTACGAGGTCGATAACCCCGGCTCTGGATACACAATCTGCCACAAGCATGTCGGATGCACGATGTCGCATTGGATGCTCTGGAACGCCCTAGAGTTTGATCCAAACACTCCTGAGATGGTCATGGTGCTTGAGGATGACATCTTGTTCAGGCCGAACTGGCGCGAGACGGTTGAACGCGCTCTAACCAAGCTTCCTGAGAACTGGGATTTGCTCTATCCCGGCTCATGCTGCGTTCACGGCAAGATTAGCCGTGAGTATGATTCCAATCTGTTCGAGGGGATGCCGCTCTGCACCCACTGCTACGTTGTCCGAAAGAAGGCGCTGAAGACGTTGATCGAGACGAACGAGAAAATTTACGCTCCGATTGATTTGCAGATGTATTTCAACAGCAAGCATCACCTCAACTGCTTCACAATTTTCCCGCGTGTCGCCGACCAAGAGGGGATGAATTTAGCCGACTAAAACTATGGGTTCACCATTCAACGGAGACACATTCATTGAGCAGGAGTTTCTTTACCTCAAGGAACGCTTCGAGCTGACGACTGCGGTCGAAACAGGAACGCACGAAGGTGATACGACCATCTGGTTGGCCAAGAACTTCCTGAAGACGGTTTCCTGCGAACTCGACAATGATCGGGTTGAGAAGGCGAAAGAGCGGTTTAAGCGCGAGAATGTCTACGTTGAGATGTTCGAAGGTAGCAGCGATGCCTGCATGAACTGGTTCATCCCGCATCACGGCGTTGGACACGACACAATTTTCTTCCTCGACGCGCATTGGAACGACTATCTACCGCTTCTCGAAGAGCTTGAGGCAATCAATCGGTTCGATATTCATCCAGTCATCGCAATCCACGACTTCAAAGAACCCACTGGACAACTTGGGTACGACGCTTACAAAGAGCATGAAATATGTTTTGGATACGTTAAAGAGAAGCTAGACGCTATTTATAGGGCTAAAACTTTAACTCAGCGTTATGGCTATAGCTACTACTACAATCATCCGAGCCGATGCACAGGTGCGCGACGTGGCATCATCTACATCCTTCCAAACCGATGAAAGTTGATTTCGAGAATACACCGACCTTCATCGTCTCAAAACCTGAGGGCGAAAAAGAGAAGCGGTGCATCAGATACATGAAGTCATTCGGAATCGATGCGGTTCCGATTTACGGCTTTCGTTCGCATAACTGCGGCATTTCAACCGACTACTATCACACTCGCGAGAAGGAGAAGGCGAAGTGCAAGACCATCGTCGCCGGACTTAGTCACTTCTCCGTCTGGTCGGCCATCAAGTGGATGGTTGAATCGAAGGTAACCGATCATCGCACCTTCTTGATCGTCGAGGATGACGTTGAGTTTCTTGACGAGAACTGGAAAGCAAAGGCCAATGACAACCTTCAGTTCCTTCCGAATGACTGGCACGTCGTCTACCTCGGAAGTTGCTGCACAGACCCCATTGAAGACCACGGTTACATCGCATCAAACCTCTACAAACTGGTGAGAGGCATGTGTACCCACGCATATCTTGTAAATTACGAGGGCGTTTGTAAGCTCCTCGAAACGAATCAAAAGGTCTGGGCACCAATCGACATCCAGATGCTGGTCGATTCAATGCCAAGGATGAACTTCTACGGGGTTCTTCCAAGGTTAGCTACGCAGGAGAACACAAACTTGTATCCATGATGAAAGACATAATCCGAAGCCTGTCCCTCAAGGCACTCAAACGATTTGCAACGGGCGGCGATGGTCCGGCGGATCTTCTTCAGGAAATCGAAGACCTTCGCAAAACGCTTGAGATTCGAACCAAAGAACATGACGAGCATCTGACCGAGGTCCGCGAGGAGCGCGATCATTGGCTCGCTCTCTACGATGAAGTCAAATTCGCTGCCGAGTTTCTAATGAGCTACGCAAAAAATGACGTCCCCAAGCTGAGTGAACAAACCGATTGGGAGACTGGCAAAATCGTCCTGCCGCAGGAAACGGGGACGTACTACTTCAACCCGGCAATCATGCTCGAACCAGATGGTCGCATCATGCTTTTTGCCCGTCGCTGCCGTAACAAGCGCGAGAAGGACGAGGATGTCTACATCGAGAAAAATGACATCGTCATATTCGAACTGAGTCAGGATCTTCGCGCCACAAAGAAGTCTCTGACCCAGTTAATCTCCCATTACCCCCTCGAACAGTTCGAAGACCCTCGCGTCCTCAAATTCGGCGACAAGTACGGGCTTGCGTGCTGCACATTCGTCCCGTTCAAGAGCTACGCGCATCAGGGAATGTTCCTTCTGGACAAGCATTTCCTGAACGTAGGCCGCTTCGACATGATCTACGGCAACAACTACGCGCAGGCCATGATCAACGATGGCCATGAGAAGAACTGGCTCTACTTCGTCCACGATAATGCGCCACATATGGTGTATTCGGCCAACCCACACGTCGTTGTACGCCTTAATGGGCGTTTAGAGAAGGAGGAGGAATACGTCACCGACGAGTTCAATCCGCTCTGGAAGTTTGGCGAGGTGCGCGGAGGCTCCAATCCGATCCTGTGCGACGGCTTGTACTGGACCTTCTTCCACAGTTCTTTGCCGTGGATCAACAAGAAGCGCCGCTACTACATGGGTGCCTACGCTTTCGAAGCAAAGCCTCCTTTCCGCATCGTCCGAATGACGACGTTGCCGCTTCTGACTGGAACGAATCAGCAGGATTGGTGGCCGGGATTACCTGCGGTCGTCTTCCCATGCGGCGCATTTTTCGATACCGCAAAGAATAAGTTCGTCGTCTCGTACGGAATCAACGACATAGACTGCGGTTACATCAAGATTCCTTTGGCCGACTTGCTTGAGGTGACGAAGGTGATTCGACCGAAACGCGACGTCGTCAACAAAGAGAACCCGATCAAACTCGACGAGGTTCTCGATCCAATTCCGCAGAGACATAAACTAAAACGAAACAAGAAATCAAAGTATGATGAACTGGCTAAGAGGCTCGACGAAGAACCGCAAGGAGATGGCAAAAAGCCTGATGGACTTGCCTGAGGTAGACATTCTCGAATGGACAACGGCTGGCCAACAGGGCGAACTTGCGCTTATTTTACGAAATCCGATTCTTCGGATGGCTTTACGCATCGTGGCTGAGTCAATGCCGGTGCCTATGCCCTCCCAAGGAAGCAAGGAATCGGACATTGTTTTCGCTGCCGGTGTAACCGCTGGCTACGCGCATTGCCTCGAAAACATTCGAAAACTTGCAGTAACCGACACAACGAGAGAACCTGAAGCAACATTTGAAAAACAATACTAACATTTTATGGAAGAACCACTGAACTCACCGACCGTTAATTCCGCGCAAACGCCTGATTTCGAAAGCTCCTTCATCGAGTCTTTTAAGGCTAACACTCTTGAGGATGCTGCCGCTGGAGAGGCTAGTGCAAAAGCTTCGCAAGTAACCGAGGAGCCTAAGCAAAAGAAGCAAACGCAGACTAAGTCCGAAGCGAACACCAAGCTCAGCAAGTCTGAGATGGATATCGAGCGGATGTTCAGTCCGAAGGAGAAGGCTCCAGCTACCGAGGATTCCTCGGCTACTGATGACTCTGGCATCCCTGAGTCGATCAAGTCTACGAAAGCCGCTGATGCTTTCCGCAAGATCAAGGAAGAAAAGGCGCAGTTGGCCAAGCAGCTTGAGGAGATGAAGTCTGGCAAGGTTGCCAATCCAAACTTTGAAGCTCAGCTCAAGACTTTGCAGGAAGAACGCGACACGCTTTCCGAACGTGTTCGACTCCTCGACATTGAGCGCCATCCCAACTTCGTCAAAAAGTACGAAGGCAAGATTACCGGCGTGTTCGACTCGATGAAATCTGTCGTTGGCACGGATGGCGACAGGCTTGTTGGCCTACTCAAGTCCCCTGAGAACGATTATCGTAACTCACAGATCGACGACATCGTTGAGGGTCTTTCGCCCTCCAAGAAGGCGAAGCTTGGCGCTCTGATCGTCAAGTACGACGAGATTAACGGCGAGAAGTCTGCGGAGATGTCAGAGGCGAAGTCCGATTACGACTCGATCATCTCGAAGTACCAGCAGGACAACGAGGAAGGCACTCGCGCTGCATTGGAGTCGGCCAATAAAACTTGGACAAAGGTGAGCGAGAACGCTCGCGCTCTGGAAATCTTTGAGCCGCGTGAAAACGACGAGGAATGGAATACGGAGCTAACTGGCCGACTTAGCCTCGCTCAGCAGATCTTCAATGGCGAGAACAGCGAGGAAGACCTCGCCAAGGCCGCTCTATGGGCCGCTGCCGCGCCGAAATACCGTGAGCTTCTCTACTCTCAGGTTGAGGTAAACAAGCGCCTACAAGCCGAACTAGCGAAGTATCGAGGCAGTGAACCCGGTGTTAGCTCGAAAGCAACGGCAGGCGGCTCCCGTGCATCAAATGCGAATGGTTCGAAGAGCGAGGACTTCGTCACGAACGTCCTGAAGTCGTTAGGACGCTGACCTTACGCGTAGAAGTAATTATCCCCCGGTGGTTTTTGTTACCGCTGGGGGATTTTTCTTTGAATCACTTACGATACGGACCACTGCCACCTTTATAAGGACCGCTTCCACTTGGAGCAGGCTTCGGCTTAACCGGAGGCTTTGGTGGAGGAGACTGCTTGTAAGGTCCGCTGCCACTCCCCTTAACAGACGGTGAACCTTTGTACGGTGCGTTATTGCTCATTTGTCCTTTGGTAGTGCATACCAGCCTTCGTGGATGATGATGCGGTTATTACTACGCACCGTTTTGCCGGTAGAGTCAACCACCCAAACCTTAGCCTTAACGCTCTCAGCGAGGCGCACAGGCTCACCGTGGGGGACGTAAATCACCCGGCTCGCGCAGCTCACGCTCATGCTCATCAATGCGAGCAAGAAGACCGCGCTTAAGATCGGGTTGTTTTTTCGCATCTTCGCTTGTGACATCCTGCTTCGTCAGCGCGTGAAGCCAGATAACCAGCTTCATCACCAAGTCGGCCAAGAAGTTCATTCAGTTTTGGCGACTTCGGGCGCATCCTTCGCGGCCTTCTTGTTGTTGTAAACAGACCAGCCAACGCCAGCGATGCTTACGACAGCGCCCACGAGTTCAGCGAGCTGATCAGCACTGGCCAACCCTTTGGCGACGAGAAAACCACCGGCAGCGGTCAAGATGTGGCGGAGAAGAGAGGCGAGATTAGGATTCATTTTTCTGTTTTTAGTTTGCGATACAGTTCGAGTGCCTTGACGACGCAGGTTAGAAGCGCGGCGAACGCGCCAAGAGCTAACGACGCAGTCTTGAGATGAGGATCTGAAAATACCGCGTTCCCCAGAATACCGATGATCGGACCACCGACGCCGATTGAGATGTCTCTGAAAAAGGTGTGGTGGTCCGTCATCGTGATGGTTAGTTAGCGGCTGGAGCCTCTGCAAGCGAATCAGCCGTTGCAACAACCGGCACCGGATTCGCCGCTTTGTAAGCCGCAACAACCGCTGGAGTCCACAGCGCATTCGCGATATTCACCACCTCGGTTGGCTGACCAGTAAGGTCGTCACCGGGGTTGAGCGTGTACTGCGAGGTAATCTCAGACCCGACAATCGTGCCGCTGTTGTCGTAATCGATTCCGGTCGTCACGAACAACGAGTTGTTCTGATTGCACTGCACTGCAACGATATTGACTGGTACGATCATTGGATAGCGGGTTTGAGGTTGGCGTTGTAAGCGGCAATCGCGGCAGGAGTCCAGACAGCGTTTGCAATCGCTACAACCTGCTCGGGTTGACCAGCGAGGTCAGAGCCGGGAGCGAGACAATAGCGGCGGAAGGTGGAGGCTTTGACAACCTCGCCATCGACGATCTGGTCCGCTAGTCGAACCTGAAGCGTCGTGTTAGGAAGAACCTCGCAAAGCGAGAAGATAGAGCGTTCTGTTAGCATAAAATTAGACGTAGTAGTGTCCGGAGAATCTAACAAGGTTATTGGACCCTCCAGTGGCAACATCAGCAACACTTACAAGGCTAGATGACGAAACAGATGTTGCTCGTTCAACAAGGTATATCTTAGAATCATATACATAACCTGCCAAAGGCGCATCAACTGCCCAAGACTGTGCAACAAAGCAATTAACACCACCGGGAGCATCTGTAGATGGTTGTGTGAATGGAAGTCCTGTAATCCAAACATTACCGGCTGCTGATCCTATTACAACTGAATTTGTTTGAATAGTTCCAGTAACTGTAACAAGATTTCCAACCTTTGTGTATTTTCCTACTTGGAAAATATATCCAACGGAAGTAAAAGTAACATTATCAGTCGCTAGAACAGGCGTCCACGTCCCCTCCTCGTAATCGGCCAGCAGCTCGGAGGTCATCGTTCCGCTGCCGCTCGCAGTCGCGGAGAAGTCGATGCCTTTTCCGGAGGTGCCTATTACGAGGTTGCCACCTACCACATTGACGTTACCTGAGCTATCAATCGTCAAACGATTGGCAGAAGCTGTTCCATCACGAATCGCAAATCCATCATTTGAAACACCGGGAATCTGGCTGTTGAGCGTAAACGGGATGTTGGCCGCAGTTTGCAATTTGATTGCAGCGGTGCCAGCAGAAGAATAAATATCGAGTTTCTCGGCAGGAGTCGCCGTTCCAACACCCACCCGATTGTTCGTCGAATCAACCTTCAGCGTCGAGGTGTCCACCGTCAGATCGCCGGTGATGGCGGCGGAGCCAGCGGTAACGAGTCCGGCAACGGTCAGCGCATCGGTTGTCTTGTTGTAAACCAGACCGGCATCGCCTGCCAGATTCGTTCCGCCATCATTGAAGATGACCTGAGTCGTCGCACCGGGAAGACCAACGCCGCCTCCAAGAGCCGTGTATAGCTCAGTGAAGTTCTGGTTGGTATAATCGAACGAGGTTCGCAGCGGCGTCCCCGTTCCGTCGTTCGGCGATGCGCCGATATTGATGGTTTGCTTTGACATATATGACTAAATGAATGTTTCGTTGACCTACAGAAATTCGGTCATGTCCGCCGTGATGATCGTCACGTCCGCGCTTATCACCGTGTTATCCGCCGTGATATCCGCCGTTCCGCCAAGCGTCGCCGCCTCCCAGAGTAGGCCAATCTCCAGCAGAATGCGTTCACGCGGACTCATGCACGAAGCTCCCTGAGCCTCCGCAATTAGTGTGGCCGCATCGGCGCAAGAAATGTTTGCCATGATATTTTAGAACGGATGCGAAGTGATGAACCAAGCCGTACCGTTCGAAATGATGGTAATCGAATTCCATTGCGGGGACAGCACATGTGTGGCCGCTCCGTCAATCGTCTCGGACGCGTACGCATCGACCGTCACCGTATTCGCGCCAGCATTGATGCGCTTGAAAACGTAGATACGACCAGCAGCCAACGCCGCCGGGGGCAATGTCAGCGTAATCGCGCCAGCCGTCGCATCGCAGGCCAAGAAGTAATCACCGCTCACCACACTGCCGCTCGTCGCCACCGACCGATACGCACCGCGTGTCGCGCCGCCGCCCTGAAGATACGTCGCAATGCGGTTCTCCAGCGCCAGCTTGGCCAACTCAACCTCCCACGGTGAGCGACATCCCAGCGACGCCGCCTCGTTGATGAGCGTTGCCGCCTCGTCGCATGTGATGTTTGGCATATCGTTCTATTGAAAATTGGTTATCGTGCCATCGGACCAGCGCCGCGCTGCATCACCTCGGCGATGAAACCACCGCCGCCGGGAGTTGCACCCTCCTCTACCTCCATCTCCTCCTCCTCGCCGCGCTCGGCCAGCTTCTTGCCCTTGGATTTCTTCTCGTATCCGGGAATGGCCACGCCATCAATCTCGATGACCTCCGCCTTGCCATTCTTGCCAAGAACGATAGTCGCCATAGTCTGGAACGCTTCGCCCTCCGCAAGGTTCTCGGGGATTTCTACGCCTTTTGGAATCGTAAATGACGGCATACGGGGAGCATTACGCGACCTATTGGGATGTCAATGTCTAAGCGATAACGGGCAATAAAAAACCCGCCACTAACTTTTCGGGCCAGTGACGGGGTGCCTCACAATAAGGCGATTTACAAGACATTCAACCTATTGA